TTGGGATGCTATCCAAATGGGTTACTCTGCATTCGATGTATTACCTAAGTCTTTTGCTGATTTCTTAATTGCACACGCTGCTGAGAAAGTTGCTCAACAAATGGAATTAGTTATTTGGGATGGTAACAACGCTTCTGCTGGTGAGTTTTCAGGAATCATGAGACAATTAGACGTTGATGCTTCTTTACCTGCAGGTCAAAAAATCGCTGGTACTTCTGTAACTGCTTCTAACGTAGTTGCTGAGTTAGGTTCTATCATTGATGCCCTTCCTGCTGCATTGTACGGAAAAGAAGATTTGTATCTTTATGTTTCTTCTAACATTTATAGAGCTTACGTTCGTGCTTTGGGTGGTTTTGCTGCTGCTGGTGTAGGTGCTAACGGTTATGACAACAAAGGAACTAACCAAGTATTGAATGACATTTACTTTGATGGCGTTAAAGTATTCTTAGCTCCGGGTCTTGCTACTAACACTGCGTTACTTGCTCAAAAATCTAACTTGTTCTTTGCAACAGGATTGATGAACGATATGAACGAAGTTAAAGTATTAGATATGGCTGACCTTGACGGTTCACAAAACGTAAGAGTTATCATGCGTTTTACAGCTGATGCTAAATATGGTTTCGCTTCTGACGTTGTAACTTACGGAATCTAATCAAACAACAATTATAACGAGGGTGGTGAAATAAACGCCACCCTTTTTTGTTTAACATTAAAAAAATAATAAAATGAGCTGCGATATAGCAAACGGAAGATTAGAAGCTTGTAAAGATGCGATTTCAGGACTTCTAAACATTTACTTTATTAACTACGGAGATTTGAATACATTACAATCAAGTGTAACATTTGATGGTGATGACCAAATTACTGAATGGATTACTGCTACACAAATTTCACTTTACAAATACGAATTGAAAGGTGCAAATGGTTTTGAGCAAACTATCCAAACTTCAAGAGACAACGGAACTACTTTCTTTGAGCAAGTATTGACTATTCAATTAAAGAAGCAAGACGCTGTAACGCATAAGAACGTTAAATTGTTAGCTTACGGGCGACCAAGAATCGTTGTTGAAACAAGAGACCACCAATTCTTTTTAGCTGGTTATGACCAAGGGTGTGATGTTACTGCTGGAACTGTATCTACTGGAACTGCAATGGGTGACTTCAATGGGTATAACTTGACATTCACAGGAATGGAAAAAAGCCCTGCTTACTTCATTGACTGCGCTGATGAGGCTGGATTACAAGCTATCTTTACTGATGGTTCAGCAAATGCTATCATTGTAACTTCTTAATTCTCCAAGCATACCAACAAGTTAACCCTACCTACGTGGTGGGGTTTTCTGTTTTAGGTAACAATTTTAGACTTTAGTAGTTAATAAAGTATGATAGTTTTAACTACTACTTTAGACCCTCAAACATTTAGCTTTATTCCACGTACTGCTGATTTCGATATAGTAGAAATTACAGATGACCAAACGAATGAAACTATTTTAATTGAAGGTTGGACTTTTACGGAAGGAGATTATTATTCTACGTTAGAAGCAGAGTTCGAATTAGTTGAAAACCATTTCTACAATTTAGTAGTAAAAGACGGAACAAATATAGTTTATAGAGATAGGATATTCTGCACCGACCAACCGATAGTTACCTTTTCGGTTAATAACGGACAATATACTTCAAATACAACTGCAAATACTTTTATAGTTTATGAGTGATAACAATATACACGTAATTAATTTAAGTTCTTACCAAACGCCATTAATCCAAGAGTCTAAAAGAGATAATTGGGTTGAGTTCGGTGAGGACAATAATTACTTTCAATATTTAATTGACAGATACACGTATTCAACGACGAATAACGCCATTATAAACAATATAAGTAGATTAGTTTATGGACGTGGTTTAAGTGCGTTAGATGCAAGTAAAAAGCCAAATGAGTATGCTCAAATGATGGCTTTACTTCACCCTGATTGCGTTCGTAAATTAGTAGTGGATAGAAAGATGTTAGGGCAATGCGCTATTCAGATACATTACTCTAAAGACCATAAAAAAATACTTAAGGCTTATCATATGCCAGTTAATCTTTTACGTGCTGAAAAGTGCAATAAAGACGGAGAAGTAGAAGGTTATTACTATTCAGATAATTGGCAAGACATAAAAAAATACGCCCCTAAGAGAATACCTGCTTTTGGGTATTCAAACGAGCAAATAGAAATACTTTATATTAAGCCTTATACGGTAGGAATGAAGTATTACGCCTATCCTGATTATCAAGGTGCTGTTCCTTACGCTAAACTTGAGGAGGAAATAGCAGACTATTTGATTAATGAAGTTCAACACGGCTTTAGCGGTACAAAGGTTATTAACTTTAACAACGGTATTCCTACCGAAGAACAACAAAGTATCATTACAAGCAAAGTAAACGCACAATTAACGGGTTCTAAAGGACTAAGAACTATTGTCGCATTTAATGCAAGTGAAACAAGCAAAACAACTGTAGACGATATTCCATTAAACGATGCACCTGAACACTATTCGTATTTAAGTGAGGAGTGTTTACGTAAGATTATGTTAGGGCATAACGTAACAAGCCCACTTTTATTTGGTATTGCTTCAACAACTGGCTTTAGTTCAAATGCTGATGAACTTAAGAACTCAAGTATTTTGTTTGACAACATGGTTATTAAGCCTATGCAAGATGAATTACTTGAGGCTTTCGATAGAATATTAGCTTATAATGGAATTACTTTAAAGTTATTCTTTAAGACTTTACAGCCTTTGGAGTTTATGGACTTAGAGAACGCACAAACAGAGGAGCAAATAGCTGAAGAAACAGGAACTGAATTAAGCGCTGTAAACCCTTTAATAGAATTAGGTGAAGACGAAAGTTCTGAATGGTTGCTTATTGATGAGTTTGAAGTTGACTACGATACAGACGAAAAGGAAAACGAAATTCTAAGCGGCGAAGTAAAACAAAGTTTATTATCTAAGGTTGTTAACCTTGTTAGCACTGGTTCGGCTTTTCCTAACTCAAAAAGTGAGCAAGACGAAAATATAGAAGGTATTAAATTCATTACTCGTTATGTTTATGCAGGTGAAACTACCGAAAAGACGAGACCTTTTTGTAGTCAAATGATTAAAGCTAATAAAATCTATCGTAAAGAAGATATTTTAAGAATGGGTAACAACGTTGTAAATGCAGGTTGGGGGCCACGTGGTGCAGATACTTATTCAATTTGGTTATACAAAGGCGGTGGTAATTGTCACCATAGATGGAACAAGCGAGTTTATGCAAGTTTTGAAGGCGTAGGTATTGATGTTTATTCGCCAAAAGCGAGACAAGTAGCTTCAAGAAAAGCTGAAAAATTAGGTTATGTAATTAAGAATCCAAACTTGGTAAGTCAAAGACCTATTGATATGCCAAACAGAGGGTTTTTACCAAAAGATTAAAAGATGGCAGAAGCGTTATTAATTACGAGAGACGATGTTGTAAAGTTTACTGCTATGAATGGCAACGTAGACACGGATAACTTTATTCAATGGATTAAAGTAGCTCAAGATATTCATATTCAAACTTACTTAGGAACTCGTCTTTTAGACAAAATAAAAGATGATATTGTAAACGAAACTTTAAGCGGTGATTATTTAACGCTTGTAACGACGTATATAAAGCCTATGCTGATACATTGGGCTATGGTTGAATATTTACCCTTTGCAGCGTATACAATCGCTAATAAAGGCGTATTTAAGCATAATTCAGAAAACTCTACAAACGTAGAAAAAGACGAAATAGACTTCTTAATAGAAAAAGAGCGTTCAATTGCTCAACACTATACAGAAAGGTTCATAGATTACATGGCTTTTAATCAAGCTTCGTTTCCTGAATACAACTTAAATTCAAATGGGGATATGTACCCAGATACACAAAATAACTATTTTGGATGGTTCATTTAAAGAAGTACAAGCCTAAGGCTGAAAACATTAAAAAATTAGAAATTTATTTAAACAAAATAAATGGCGGACGTAAAGATAAGTCAACTAACAGCGAAAGCGGCAAAAGTTGAAAGTACAGATAGAATTCCAATAGCAGATTATAACGGCTCAACTTACGATACTAAGTATGTAACGGGTTCGGAAATTAACGAACTTAGCTTAGATA